ACGGCATTGATTGTGGGATAACTGGCTTGGTCAACTGTTTGAGACGAATTGACAAACCCAGCCACATCCAACTTGTATCCCGTTGTGGGCACCGTCGTCCCGATGCCGACGTTGCCGTTACCGAGATTGGTCATCTTCGTTGAAAGCGTCTGAAGTGTTGAACCTGTTGTTAGAGTCGTGCCTGTTTGAAAGATAATCGAAGACGCCCCCGTGCCTTTTCCAAGGCCAGAGTTAAGGGTTAGATTGCCCCCTGCCATATCTGCCGTGCCACCCGTGACAGTAGAGCCGGCCGAAATAGCCAAAGCACGGCCTACGGTATCGTTTGCGGTAGGAGCAATGTCAAAGGTTCTGGCGGCAGTGTTGTTCCATTGGAGGCTGGCGTTCATTGCGACGCTGGCGAGGTTGTCTAAAGCAATTGTTGCTCCCGCGCTAGCGACAGTCGCCCAGCTTAATACACCCGTGGTTGGATCATTATAAAGATATTTTCCTTTATCCCCTGCTGACGTTACGGCTGTCAAAGCAGTAACTTGAGAAGTCGTGTAGATTCCATTGGTTACAGTCCCAGCGTTTCCTGTAATGTTAGTTTGATCGCCTGTGTTGGTTCCTGATACACTTGCGTCTAAAGGAACAGTCAAAGTTTTGGATGTTGTGCCTCCAGCAATAGTAAAACCAATGGCTTGGTAAGCTAAGGTTAAACCATTCACCGTAGTCGGCGTAATCGCTCCCAAGGCCAAGGTGATTGCAGGTGTAGTCGTGGGGTTAGCCACACTTCCTGAAACACCATTGGCGGTTACCACCGATACGGTAATAACTGTGCCTAGACCGCCACCGCCAGGTCCCCAGCTTAAAGCTCCACTCCCGTCATTGGTTAAAACACCCGCCGAATCAGTAGGATAATCAGAAAGTCCGGCAAAAGAAAGAGGAGCTGTATCTGCCCAAATAGGAATACCGCCGGCAATAGTTAATATTTGTCCCTCGGAGCCGATATTAAGATTAATGATACCAGCACCATTATAATAAAATATATCTCCGGTCGCATAAACGATCGAAGCTAGTTGCGATAAGATATCCTCCTCAATGATAGTAATATCGTATATCGCTTGTTTGGGAGCGTGCTTTTCATACATTCCCGCCATGGTGATTTTTTTATTTTAACTTCATTTTTAAATTAATACCGGCATCTTTGCTCCGCTTCCTCAATCTTTCCTCGTATATTTTAAGATCAATTTCCCGGCGATCAAGTTCTATCTTCTTTAAATTATATTGTCGATAAGCCTCATCGATAGATCCCCTCTCAATTTTTTTATCTTCGATCTCTTTAACCAACCAGTTCTTCCGTATCAATAATGACCCCATCTCTTCGTGTAAATGCGCCATTTCTTTTGCGATATCATCGCGCTGTGATTGAATCACTCTTGTTTGCCCGACAAGAGAGGTTAAGCGGACGTACATTACTTCGGTCTCTGCCTTTATTTTATCATATTCACGCTTTTTATCATCAATGATTGATTCGGAAATTTTTATCTTAGAGTGCATATCCTTTGACAGTTTCGATGCGTTTCCTTTCGATTTTTCAATAAGCGCTTCTATCTCCCGAGAAGTATCGGATAAAGAGATAATTCTTTCCCCGCGTTTGGAAATTTCAGCCTCCTGCCCTTCAATCTGAAGATTAAGTTCTTTTATTTTAAACTCAAGATCTCCGATAACCTGTTCCAGATCGGTCTTTTTCAATTCCAATCCGACGACCGCGTGGTTATACTTTCCCACGCGATCATCGACGTTAGATTTTCTGCTGGATTTAAGCGACATAATTGCGTTCGAGAATTACCTCGACTCCTTCACCGCTTACTGTAGCGTCAATATAAATTTGATTGATGTTGTTCACTTGCAAACCAACCGACTCATTATGAGTCAGGGTGAAACTGCCACCGGAAGTATTAAGAGCTTTAGCGGCGCTATCGGCAATATGAATGATTCCGGTATTGCCTTCCTTTGCCTTAATTGTCACCGCTACTCCATCGGGAATATCTTTAGGTGCGGTAAGTTTTACCATCGCGGCCGCTCCTTCCGCAATCAAAACTCCCTTATTATTTAAGGTAATCGTTCCGGCCGTAACTGCCGCTATGACATAAGTACCATCGTTAGAACCCGATCCGCTGACTGTAAGTTGATCGCCGGGCTGAAATCCAGCGGCAAGAAATCCGCTTGCGCTATCGGTAATCGTGTCACGATCATCACCATTCGTGGTTAAAGCATTATCAACGAACGCGATCGTAGCTGCCCGCTTTTTAACAGTAAGTTGTTCCGGAGTTCCCGAGGTTGTGACTGTAAACTGACAAGTCCATGCTTGATTTAGATTTGTGGCTCTATTTGACAAATTTTTTAAATCAGTATATTGCTCCTCCCCCCCAAAAAAAATGAGAGGGAGAGAGCAATATACCAATCTTTTATCTTGCGAGAGTTATAAGAGATTAGGCTATTACCGCACCCGCACCGACACCGCCAGAGCCAGCAACATACCACTTACTATTCGTAAACAGCAGAGTGACACTATCGCCCGCATCGGCCATCGTGATCGTTGCGTAACCACCCGGATTCGCCGGAGTGATTACCGCATCGCCACCACCATCGGTTTTAAGGATAATGAACTTCAACTGACCTTCCGTACCATCGGCGAGTTGGAACGCATCGCCACCGACATCAGTCGCCAGTTCCGAGATCGAAGAAACCACATCGATTGCCCCGCCCGTACCCGCACCGATAGATTCGGTCTTGCTCATTAAAGCCGGACCAGCGATATCAACTTTACCCGAACCGTTCGGAGTAAGAGTGATCGCACCGTTCGCGCCATCAGTCAACGTAATGTTGCCAGTGGTTGCGTTTCCAGTTTTAAGAATAAGATCAAAATTACCAAGAGAAGAAACATAAGCCGAGGCCGCGTTATCACCGACAAGAATACCATTGAGCGTCGCTGCACCAACGGAATCCCAGCCAATCTCCATCAACTGCGTATTGGTTCCAGCCTTATCGGCATAGAACACGATCGAAGCATCCGGACCAGCCGCAGCCGTATCTCTAATGACAACATCTATCCTGGCGTAAGTTTCCGCTGCGTTAGCGTCATCTTGAGCGGTAAACAAAATTCTACCGATCACGTCGCTATTCGCCGCACTATTAGCAGTCTGGTCAAACTTCAAGACAGCACCAAGCGCGCCGGCAGCCGTTGACATTAACTCAACCAATCCCCCAGCCATCGCTCCAGAACCAGTTACCTGAAGGGAAGCAGCCGTGGAATCTTTGCCGTTGATATATACGCATACAGGATTCGCAGCCACGGTAGCCGCAGCGTTAGTAAATACGGCCAGATAAGAAGTCGCGGCAGCCGGAACACCGGAAGCCGATACCCTTAAGACCGCACCACCAGCGGCTGTAGCTCCACTTGAAGTGACCTCCAACACGCCTTTCGTGCTTGCCTTCACACCTGAACCAGTAATCCGAACATCGGAAACGGATGTCGCGGCGGAGATCACATCGATCGCCCTTGCTCCAACCGCTACTCCGGTTACTTGGACAACGTTCCCGGTATATCCGGTGGCACCTACTTGCTCGATCTCCAAACCAACCGATGAATCAGCCAATGTTCCAGCAGTCTGTGTAGCCGTGTGCAACACCTTAAGAGTTGATCCGGTAGAGGTTAGAGTGAATCCCGCATTATTTGATATATCTGACCGGCTGACCAAAAGATTGTCGTAATCGAAAGTAGCACTCGCGGTCGTCTGAGTCACCGAAGATGTGATCGAAGCGACATTGCCAGTCTTAGGAGTAGCGGTCGCGTTACCGTTTTCCGTATTGGTGATTTTTAACAATTCACCAGCGGCGATAGTAACTCCTGTACTCGCGATCTGCAACGCATCGCCGGTCGTTAGAGCGGTAGCCGCAATTTGCATCGCGTCCCCGGTCGTACCCGCGTGAGTGATAGTCAAACCGATTGTTCCGGCCGCAGAAGTAGTGATGATCGTGGCACCATCTACCCCTACAGAGAAATCATCGGCCGCGCCGTCATAGCACTGGATATATTTCCCGGCAAATCCGGCGGCAGAAGTATCCAGGTGCAAGAGGGTACCGGTCGTTACGCCATCGGCATTTACGTCAATAACTATATTGCCAACCGTTGCGTCCGCGACAATCGTCAAAGCTGCCGCATTAGCCGTCTGGGTAATGAATTGAGCGCCACCGGACAATTTAAGGTCGCCCAAAGTCAGCGTCAATACATCGCTCCCGGAAGCCGTACCGGCAATAACCGTGGCTCCATCCACTCCGATCGTAAATACGGAACCCGCTCCGTTATAGCAATCGATGAAAGAACCGACCATTCCGGCCGCTGAACTATCCAAATGGATCAAAGCTCCACTGGTTACTCCGTCAGCATTAACATCAATGACATTACCCGTGGCAACACTATCCGCCACGATCGTAAGACAATTACTATTGCCGGTCGTAGTGATCGTTACCGTAGCCGCGTTATCGTCATCGATAATCGTCAAAGAACCATCGGAAATCGCCGCATCGCCATTAGTGAGTTGAAACCCTACATTCGTTTCGGTCGTTCCCGAGATAACGAATTTTCCGGTACCGTTCATAGCTGCGGTAATCGCGCCATTCGCCGCATCGGTAATAACTATTTTGCTGGAATTTGTTCCGGCATTAGTTTCCAACGTTAAATCAGTAGCCCCAGCGGAACTAATCGTATCGGTAGCAACCGATAAGAAAATTGCCGCACCAGTTGCCGCTACGCTCCACAGTGAAGACGTACCAGTGATATCATTCCCAGAACCAGCATTTGTAAAGAGAAGAATCGGAGCGGTAGTACCTGCGTCTCCAGTCAAAGACAATACTGCCGTTGCCTGGGCGACACCATTCATAACAACCGCGCCGTTGTCAACTGTTAAAACGACCCCGTCATCGTATGCGTCATTTAGCGTATAAGAAACAAGTGCGCCAGCAGAGCCTAGGGTTGTTGCACTCGAACCGTCCCAAAACTTCAGAACACCACCAGTCCCGCGATACAAGATCACATCATTAGCTGACGAAGGATCATCGCGGTCCGAATCGAAACGGATACCGTTAATACTGTCCGGCCTCCGCGCTTCTATATTTATGCCACCAAGATCGGTGGCCCTTCCAGAATCATACTTACCCATAGAGTAACGAGGGGCGGTGAAATCACCAGTAGCTCCGGCTTGTGCCGTGGATAAAAGATAAGATCACCGCCCTTTTAAAATTACTCTTCGTTTATTTTACTACCAAAGTTAGACAGTGGTAGCTACACTTCCTACGATCCACTTAAAATCCAAAATTCCATACGCATACGAAGCGGAACTCTTGAAATTCCAATCGTCTGTATCCCAGTCCTCCCCATTCCCACCCGGATTAGGCGTAATGAAAGTAGGATTTTCCGAGAACTCAAGAATCGCGTCTTTGCGTTTCATGTCCGCCAACATCCAGTAATACCTACCAGTGCTGGTTGCAGCGCCCAGATTGGTCGTCGCAAGATAGGGAAGAACGATATGTTTATACCTATTGGCATAAACATTAACCGCGTTTTCAGCCGTATCGGGAGCCTGTAAAGACTTCGTAAATTCGGTAACCATATTGATCATCGCCGGATCATCTCCGGTGATAATCATATCTGGTTTAGGAGTCACTTTCTTGTCCAAGTTGTTGACCATATTGGTAAACAACCGTTCCGCCGCTTCCAAACTGGTGCGGTTAAACGCAAGTGTGCCGTTAAGGTTATCAACATTGGTCGAACCCCCGGTAATCGTGTGACTATTGCTGAATATCTGGACCGCGTCACCTGTAACACAGCTGACGGTTTCGCCATCCATGTTGACGTATGTGGATCCCTGCAACCCAAATGTGAACAGATGGGTCAGGTCAAGTTCAATGCGGTTCGCTGTCGACTCACCAAGGCCGCGCATTTTCTTCGCAATCTCACGATATTTATCGTATTTTCTCATCTCCCAGCTTACTCCTTCCCGCAAACCAATCCGGGATTTAGTAAGTTCCAGAGAATATCCCTGCTTAGGCGAACCTATAGCATAGGCCCCGGACTCGTCTTTACGTTTAGCAAAGCCGCCGGTGTCGATCTGAGAATACTCCGATGTTAGGTTTTCGTTCGGAATTATTTCATATAACTGCCGAGCGTTCCGTTCCACCGAATCGTATTCTTCCCTCCACGCTATCATCGCGTTTTTTACGAGGTCATTAACACTTTGTTACTATTCATTTTACCACCCCAAGTATCGGTCTTTTTGTGACATTTTTTACAGAGAGTTCTTCCATTAGAAACTTTGTATCTAAACTCTGGATATTTACTCCAAGGTTTAATATGATCAGCCTCTAAATTTCCACCTCTGGAATCGCCACACCATATACACTTATAGTTATCGCGTTCAAACACAGCAATGCGCCACTTGATATAAATCTTGGAATTAAGAACTCGAGGAGATATTCCTCCCTTCCAATTCCAATGATTTTTACCAGATCGTAATCTCGCATTAGCTAGACCAACACATTTCCGACTACAATATTTCCATCCATCCCATCTAAGATTCCATTGATTTCTCAACATATCTTTCCCACATTCTTGACATTTTAAAATAATCGTATTGTATCTTGATCCAACCCTTCCTAAGCAATAACATTTTTTACAACAATATTTTCCCTTTCCTATCTTCACAAGATAGGGACGAGTTTCAAATTTGTTGCCGCATTGTTGGCACAAAGCTGTGATTCGATCTTTTCTCATACTATAAGTATAAGACCATTAACTTGAGTTGTAAAGGAACGGATAAGTCATTGCTGCTTATCTCTCCGCCTTCTTTTGTTATACGCGGAGTTCGGACTATTGCTTCGCCTTACGGCGTCCTCTCACTTAGTTCTCTGCAACTGCCTTGCGGCTTGTTGAGCGTTGCCCGCTTCCGGGTTTTCGCCATTGATTAGAGAGGATTTATACAGAACTTATTGACCAAATTCTGTCGTTAAAATCGGGCTCATATTTTGTTAAATCTTAACCTCGTTTATTTGTTAAGACTAAGCAGCGGTCGTTCCAAGAGGTCCGTTCTTCGGCATAAATTTGCAAAGAACTTTACTTGACGAGATGATCCCTACGATCTGAAAAACACCATAAGTCGAAGCATCGATATCAACTAATTTTTCACTGTCAATATCAATTATCTGACCTACATCTTCCGCGGCCGCCGTACCTGTTCCTACGTCACACAAAAAGATCGCATCTTCACCAGGAATCAAGACCGGAACCTTTTTATTGGTCGCGTCAGCCGTGGTTAATTCCTCTTGAATCAAACCGATGTTCGCCACCGTGGAACCATCAGCCGCCAAGATCAGATAACCGGTCGAGTGAATACGAACCAAATCATTAAAGGCATACGCATAAGAAGCGGTCTTTTTAAACCATTCAATGTGAGTGCCTTTTCCGGGTTTGTATAAAGAAATAGTCATTGTTTTTTAGGGACCGATACATAATATCGTTCCAATTATGTTAAGGGTTTGAAATTTCCCTGTCTCTTTTAATGTCAACTTTCCTAACTTTTTCAGGATCAACGTGCATCATCTTGGCCATCCTTTCCCCTGCAGGAGAAAGAACACCGGCTCCGCCTCCCTGATTGCGATCGCCAACTCCTCCATCGGCTCTTCCCATATCCATTCTTCCTTCCATCCTTCCGATCTGACGTTCGCGTTCCGCTGTTTTTTGCATATATTCGCTTAATTTTCCAGTAGATCTTTTATGTTCAACCAACGCCGCTTCCATCCGATCAAGAACATCATCACTGGTCACCTCATTACCCCTAAAGGTAAGATTAGATACCAGGATATTCCATTGAGCGTCATCGGCATATTCCGGATTATTTTTCAAGAATATGCGCTTAGCGGTTCGTTCACTGGCTTCTCTTAAGGCTTTGGTTGTAGCGGCAGTCGCCGTTTCACTGATTTTCTTTTCATCAATGACAAGCTGATTAGCCGCTCCTCCATCGCCCGCGAGAGGAACCTCTTTGTGAAGACTTTTCTCGTCAGCTTTTTTCTGCAATCCCATCTGCCGGTAATTGTCGCGATCCTCCTCGATCTTTTTGAGATCGAACTTCTTCATAGTGATCATTTCTTCGCCATCCCCGGCTCCGTTTCCGGATCCGTTGGCTGCAGCGGCATCAGCGGCGGCCTTATCGGCGGCCAATTTTGCGGCATCATCACCTGCTCCTCCATTGTTATTAGTTGGTTCTGGCATAATTTTAAAACCAATTTATTTTAAATCGCCGGTTCCCACGATCATTTATGCTAACGAACAGCTAATAACGATAGTCGGCTACCAACTGCCGGAAGGTAAATTGGAAAACGAAGTGAAAACCAATTTAACCATCCGGCATGTGGCAGCCGCCTATCAGCTTGCTGCCCTTCGCTTGTTATTTATTTCCTTCCGTGAATGCTTCCAGCAATTCACCGAATTCCTCGACTGTGGTTACCCACAATTTTCCCCATCCTTCACGTTCAAATTGAGCCTTAAGGGTCTTGAATCCTTCATCATTGATTACAACATCAACAATCTCGGTTCCTTCTTTTTTGTTATAAGCCTTCCATTCATCATTTAATCCGTCTATTGTCTTCTTGGTCTCCTTCTCCATGATTTCCTTATCCTCACCTTCGAGATTTTTTTGTTTGGAAATCGTCTCTTGGAGTTCTTCGGCCCGTTTAAGAACCGAAATATAAGAATCAACCAAGGGTTTTAACGCCGGCAAAATATCCGACAACGTGGATTTGATCTCCGCGGTCGTAGGATAATCTTTAGGAGCGATCTTGCGTAAATTATCGTAGATGACCCAAGCGAATACTCTCTTGATCTTTAAAGTTTTTGTTTCCATAAAATCGTTTTTTTAATTCTTTATTAACGCTTTCGATTAGCGTTTCTTACAATCCTTCTTCGCCGGCATTTTCTTCGCTACTTTTTTTACAGGTTTTTTAGTTGCCATTTTTTTAATTATTATTTTTTTTAGTCTCCACTTCGACCTTGAATTTTTTTTTCTCCTCTTCGGATTTCTTCAATTCAACCGCCTTTCGCATCTCATCCGCTAAATATAAAAGTTGAAGACGTCTCCCAATCAAAATCATATATTGATCTCTATCTTTTCCAAATGATAATTCCTTCAAAATTTTCAAATCTTCATAACCTAAATAACTCCTAAATCCTTTATCATCAAAACTCTTCCATGCCCATTCTTCCAGTGCTTTTTTATCTATTTTTTTATAATCTATTTTAAGGGAACTATCATAGATTCTCATTAATAAACCTATGCACCTTCGTTTAATCCAGTTCATATTTTATTATTTTTATATACTTTTTACAGTTACAACCGTTGCAAAATGGTGACCTTTCTCAAATCTTTTACCAAATTTATGTCCTTTTTAGAATGGCATGTTATTGTTGTCCGACCATTTCGGAAACCTTGTTATTAGAATCGGTCCCGGTCAAATCTCCTATCATCCCTCCCTGGCCGCCGGCAGGACCTCCTGTCTTTGCCTGTCCAGCCATTCCCTGAGCCATCTGAAGTCCTTGTTCCTGAGCAAAATCCATTGTCTTGGGAAGATCATACTTGTCCGGGCTATCACCATAAACCTTGATCAGATCCCTAAAGAGCATCTCCTTATTCTGAGCAAAATACTCCGGGAAAGTTTTCGCGATCAAACTTATTTTCTCAATGGTCAGCGCCATCGTAATCGACTGCGATGCCTGCCATAACGTATCTGTAATTATTTCAACATCAAAAGAAAATTTGTCGAGATATTCATAAGCCAAAACAATTTTTTCATAAGGTTTCCCGGCAGAAAGATTGCGTTCTTCTTCGGCTTGAATATCAGCTTTGATCGAATTTTTATCGGCCATCTGAGACTGAGGAACAAACTGTATTCCAAGTGTTCCCTTGGTCCCATCCGAAAGAGTGGCCTTGTCAACATTAAACATCCGGGTCTGCTCCTCAAACTTCTGAGTATCATCATCTCCGATGATCTTTCTCATCTTAGGCATCGTATAGGAAAGAAGAATATTCGGGATGCGAAGCCTAACCTTCTGTAACCATAAATCCTCCATGAACATGAAGAATATCCCCTTCAACTTCCTGGCGTTCTCATCGGCTGCCACCGCCGCGCGCGCCGTAACATACTTCTGAGCCGCTCCCTCTTGCGCGGGATCAAGAGTCGTGAGATCAAGACCTCGGGAGATTAAGTCAATCATTTTAACATCAGAATCAGTGATACCCTTAATATCCATCTGCTTCACCTGATCGATATCGTCAACGTAAATTTTAGTATCGCCGGCTACCACCTCATCCTCAAGATCAAGCATATCCTTATTAGCCATGCCGATGAGCAGAGGCGGGACCATGGACCGATATTGTTTATCAAGTGAAGAATTATAAAGAGTATTCAAAACGTCACCTTCTCCCATCGCGGAATTAGGCATGGAATTACCATAGAAAAAGTCGGTGTTCGCGAACGGTTCATATATACCCTTCGCTATAGGATACATTTTTTTACCCAATCCTTTTCGGGTAATGTCAACCCAAAGCATCGGACCGTTGAAAAGCTCAACACCATTAGCCACTATCCGGTAAACATCCCGGAACTTACTCATATAACGACTGACCAAAATCCCTTTCCCTGTCTCCACTCCC